CTCTGAAGCCTTGATCTTCGGATGTTTCTGACCCCTCGTCATCATCTGAAGCCACCTCATCAGACATACGTCTACGAGCTTTTTCTAATAATGACTTTAATTCATCAAGCGAAGACTCGTCAGAGTTTTTTGCCTTAGAAAAAAAGTCTTTTATAGACTTGTTGAAATTTTCTTTTTTAATTTTATAAGCAATAGAATCACCTAAACGCTCAACAGATTGAGCAAACCAAGTATCTTTTTTTCCATTAGGTTCAGTAACTAGATATGCTTTGTGTCCCGCTGGTGTCTTAGGATGATGTATTTCTTCCATGGTGTGACCCATATGAACCCACGTCTTATCTTTTTGAGGTTTAACAATGTCAGCCATTATTTTTTCCTCGCTTGTTCGTGGGCATGCTCTTTTGCTTTATCATCTAAAGCATTCCAAAATTTAGTAATAGTGGGATCAGCACCTTCTGGTGGTTTACTTAAGTCATAAGATACTTTGGGTGCGTCAACTGCCTCAGGTGGTTGAGAGGTAGTTGCGGTAGCAGCTGGTGCACGATGAGGTTGTTCTTGTAGTGGAATATCTTGAAACACATGATTAGGCTTCTTAGAGCCTCTTGCCTTATATGCTTCAGGATTCGCTTGGTATTTTGCTTTTTGATCTGCAAGCCACTGTTTATGCGATTCACTAGATTTCCAACTACCAAGATCATTTACAAATTTTTCTTTTTGAGCAGCATCAAGATGATGCTCTGGATGATCTGCAATTTCATGGATTGGATGTTTGTCAAACGGATGTGGCGTGAAGTCTTTAACTTCTCCAACATCTTCTATTGGAAGGTATGCTTGCCCTGTATCACGCTTAGCAGGTGACCCTAATTGAATTTCTTCAAACGGATAACCACCTTTATGCGGCATTTTCTCTGTAGAAGCGTGCTCGGGGTGAGGCGCCATCTCTAAATATCTATAATCCGGCACCGCTTTAGGGTTACTTATGCGATTGGCTCCTGGTTTTGGACGACGCCCTAAATCCTTAGTACCCTCTTTTAATTTACCATTATGTGGGTGTCTTTCAGTTGTCGTATAGTTACTTTCCCACGGGGTTGTTCCCACATAATCTAAAGTCATCTTTCCAGCAGAATGTCTACCAGCTCTTCCAGCGACATGCATCAGTGGAACAAGTTTATTTAGATGTTGATCAGCCACATTGCGCAACTTTGCTTTTTGTGTTGGATCTGTAGCTGCATGCATGCCTTTTAAAGCACCCTTATAATGAGAAACATGGTGACCCATAGCATCTCTAAGTTGTTCAACATCAGAATTATCCATATGGCTAGCATACGATGTCAATGCAGAGTTTGCACCACGTCCCATGGCTGCGCTTGGTTCTGCCATCTTCAAAAGAGATTCTATGACCTCCATTGCGATGAGGTCATCTTTAGCATACTTAATTAATGTTTGTAAAAAAGGATTTCCTTCGGCTTTCTTAAGAAGAATTTCCTTGAAACTTTTAAGTTCCATGGTAACTCCTTATTAGGCTTTAGGACGGTCGGTGTCTCTTGCTACTTGAAGAAACGCTGCTGCGCCTGCAATAACAATTGAAACCAAAGGGTCAGTATCATTTGGATCACCTTTGCCAGCACAAAAGATAGCTATTTCGCCAGCCATCATGGTCATAGCGAGAATGCCATCGATCGTGACGGTTGTTGCTCCAACGGCTCTTACTCTGAAGGTTGCCATTGGAAGCACTTTGACTGTGCCCATGGCCCCAGAAAGCTTCTCTTCGTATACATGACCGACTTCGGCATGTCTTAATGCTTCGTTGGCAAGATTTGCTGTTTTCATAGTGTCTCCTAATGATTAAACTCTATAATCATTATACCGCGGAGAAGACCTAAATCCCGACATTTGTTATATCAGGTTGCTTTACGAAAGACTTCAAAAAGTGACTTTCTAAGTCGATTTTGGGGTGTAATACCAAGAGATTCTAGTAGTTTTTCATATTTAGCTATCTCGTCCCAGGCCTGCTGTTCGGTATCCCACTGCAGCTCTTCATCTGCCTCAATCTCAATAAAACGTCTCTGTTCTTTCATTTCTTTATCATAGACCACATAATAGACAAGAACCACCTTGTCTATCCAGTAGATTTTACACGTTTTATAGATCCCAAAATTATGCTTATATCCTAATAGGTCCACAAAGGCTGTAACGGTGGGTAAATTATCGCCCGCTGTAGGTACGTTGACTTCTATACGTTCGTTGTTGTTCTTTTCGCTTAATTTTCGCTTTATAGTGAGTTCGCCCCTACCATCTGTGTACCTATATCTTATAAAGTTACCGAGGGCATCAATGAAATAGTCATCATATGAGCTGACAAGCATTTTTTTCTTAATGATGTGATTAGTTTCAACCAGATCAACAAACCCGTTCATGCTTATGTCCTTGGCATCATATTTGTATTCTATTTCTTTAAAATGCATAGCTCACCTAGCGGTATGAACTTTCAATGCAGCTCTCTTTTCTTTTGAAAAGAGATTTTCACGACATCGAGTTTCTGCTCCACATTTCTTACATCGAAGCTTTTGGTATTTACCACTACTAGTATAATAAAAACCATTTCTTATAAATTCACTACTGCCGCACTTACAAGTATTTTCTTCAGCGTCATGATAAAGATTAAAGTTTATAGTGCTATCCCAAGGGATAAGGATAGTAAAGAGTTCTTCGAGAGAAAGAACGTCATACTTGTTGTATATCTCCATGGCTTCCCAAGCTTTGATGTTCCCTTTTAGGCACTGAGTCCACATTTCGTGGCCAGGAAACTCTTTGTGTTGGAGCTTCTTGTATTTAACACATAATTTATCGGTCATATACTCTAGTTTATTGCTAGTGAAAGCAAAATGACGCTTAGCAATAAGTTTAGTGTCAATATGTTTAAAGCTGCTTGGAGGCTGAAATCCATTGAGAATGAAACGAGCGTTAAGTTTTTTCTGATCGAAGCTCTTACCATTTTGAGTAATAACAATATCAGCTTGATCTAAAAGATCCCATATGCCTTGTAGGAGTCTTTTATCATCTTCTATATTTTTAGCATTACGCTGATCGTCATACATAACTTGTGATGCGTTATCACCTAACCATTTAGCTGACCAACTCAATACATGCCAATCTGCAACTATCTGATTTAGTCCAACATTGTTTTCCCACAATGTCCACACATGGGCAACAATTGGAGCAGTTTCAATATCAAATAAAAGAACCTTGGGTCCTTTATCAGGGGGCGCTAATAATTTAAGCTTTGCTTTACTTATCTTTTTCTTTTTAGTCATGCATTAATCCTTAATGTTAAGAGCACGAAGTATTTCACTAAATACCTCTGGGATTTCTTTGTTATCGACTAGCACAGTTGATGTGTTAAAAGATTTAGACATTTCATCCATATTAGAAGCAACTGTTTGCATAAAAGAATCTCCCTTAGCTTCTATCGCATCGCCTGCAGCGAATTCTTGTTTGGCCTGTAGCGCTTTTTTCAGCCCAGCAGAGGTATTACCCTTAAGATATATTATACTGTCATATACGTTATCATTAAGGTGTAACATAGATGATTGGGTAACGAATCTAGACAGGAAAGCGAGATTTTGGATTGTATTACCGCATGCTGAGCCATATGCTAAACCCGATAAAATACCGCGATCTTGGACGATATAATCATACTCTGATAGTGCTGGAACAATGACCTTCTCCATATGAATGGAGCGTATAGCCTGACTAATTAATTCTCGCGCTGGAGCAGTGAGTTGCTCATCATACTGCTTATCTAGCATTATGCCCCTAAGTTGCATCGTAAGAGGTGAATGTATAGTACCCGGTTCTTTTGTTTGGAGAACTTTAAATCCCTTAGATCTTAAGTAGTCTACTAGCCTCTGTGTATGGGTTGTTTTTCCAACACCTTCAGTACCCTCAAAACACACGTATATAGCCTTTTTCATAATGGCATTATACGTATTATTTTTTTGCAATGGTTGTGAGGGTAGTTGGTTTATGAGGGTCTAGGTTTATATCTGTGCTAGATACAGTTGAAGTAACGGTAAAATTTGGTGTAGATTGCTTCCCGCATTTCTTACATGGTGCAGGGGTTGTAGAGTGCCAAGGAAATGGGTATTCATGGTGCAACCCGTCGGTACATGGATCTGCTGGCCAGCAAGAAGGGAGGTTAATATGAGGCCGTAGAGGTGGGAAGTTAATTCGTTCAATTTCTAATCTAGAAACCTTAGCTTCAAGTTCTTCTACTATCGCTTGCTTAAGTTGAAGAAGTTTTTCTAATGCCTCTACTTGCTTCTCAAGAATCTCTTCGTTTGTCATACTAACCTACTAAGTATTTCACCAGTGCTACAGCATGAATAATCACAAATTGAATGATGGGTTTACCGAAGTAACCGATAATGATACCAGCCACAAGCGGTGAAGCAGCAATCGCTTTTGAGATTAGATCTTTAAGTTTTGATAAAAGTGCGAGTATTTTTTCTTTCATAGATTCATTATACCAGAAAGTAAAAGGGCCAGTTTCTTTCGAAACCAGCCCTCACACTACACTTTTATTGTGTTAACTTAACTTATTTTCCAACGTTGCTAAATACGCAGTTGAATCGTGGAGTATATACGAAGAGAGCTCCGTACATAACAATCGCAAATTCAAGAGCAGTGGTAACAATCGCGAAGTTGATCTTCGAAAGAGGTGCCAACTGTTTAAAGCGCATGCACTCAGCACTCATGTCAAGCAAGAATGCTTCACCGAGACCAGCGATCTTACGACCAGCAGAGCGATATACACCGTTACCAGCAGATGCCCAGTTACCAGCAAACTTCTCAGAACCAGCTGCGCCGCCTGGAGCGGATACATATAGCTTGAGAGTCTTAACGCCAGCAGGAAGAGCAGCGATGGTTACATCGATATTCTCACCAGCAAGAAGTACTACAGGAGCCGAAGCAACAGGTGAAGATTCACCAGCGTCGTTTACAGCAGTTACTTTCACTTGGTATGTTCCAGCAGCATAAGCTGAACCAGCGCCACCAGCTAAGCCAGCAGCCGTGAAGGATGCAGCAGGAGCTTGAGCGTTAACAGCTAGAGCACGAACACCAGCGCGAGGGCGCAAGAAAAGATTTGGCTTAAGATCGATTGCGCCAGCGGTCGTTTGAACCTTTGACACATCGTAGCCAACAGTCTGATTTGCAAGACCTGGAGCTGAACGAAATTGTGGATAAAATTGCTTAACAAAAGCTGATAGAGCAGATGGCTCGATATGCAATTGATCAGGAGAACCGAAGTTTTCCAAAGCAATAACAGCGAGACGTTCTACGTCATCTTGAGCGATAACTTGACCAGCAAGGTCAGATTGGATCGATTGAGAATCGCCAAAACCTTCGAAGTCACCAGATCTATGCTGAGCATCTGCGTCACCTTTTTGAAGTTGTTTTAGCAAGCCGCTCATTGCGATCGAGCTAGAAGGAAGATCAGCATCTGATCCGCTCATTGCGCCAGAAGCTTGAGCCATATAATGAGCATGTCCCCAATACATTTCTCGCTCAACGTTCTTGAGCAAGTGCATCGTGCCTTCTTTTGCCTGTTGAGCAACAATGTCGCCCACAGTAACACGGACCAACGTCATTTGGTGAGATACCCTGCGACGAGTTCCGAAGAACACGATTTTCTGACCGTCACGTACGTAAGTAGAATCTTCTTCTTGAGGAGCTCCACCTTCGCCGATATAAGGCGCAGAATCAGAACCATAACTAATCAAGCGATTGTATTGCTCGAAAAGATTATAAGCTTTGTCAACCGAAACGGCTGGCCAGAACTTAAGGTTCTTCATGTCGAAAGTAATCGACTTAAGGGTTGCTTCAAGGCTTTCGGCTTGAAGGACACCACCATAGGTGAGGTCTGTTGGTTTACCAGCTCCGCCGTAACCGGCTGAGATAGCTTTATTCAAGTTCTCAATGTCCGAGGCGGACACTAGTCCTTGATCTAGCCCTGACAATACTGAATTTAATGCGTCGTTCATCTTCGTTTCTCCTTAAAATTACGAAATCTTATATTTCTCTACGATCTTACTAAGATCATGTCCCATTTCCGCCCTAGTGATATCTAGAGAGTCAACCTTTGTTCCTGATTTTTTGAGTTCAAAAAGCTTAGCAGCCACTTCACTCTTAGAAAGCGATTCACTTGAACCTTCATCTGCTGATTTAAGCAAAGGAATAGTTTTAGCTGTTGCTCCCTTAGAAGGAACTGGTTGATCGGCAATCTTATTCACAAGATCAAGGATTGTTGAAAGTTTATCTTCAAGAGGCTTCACTCTTTCTTCAACGAAACTCTTCATTAAAGTAGTAGCGTCTTCTTGAGCTTTATGCATATCAAGAAGTTTCTTAGCCATTTCTTTTTCTTTTTTCTCGTGCTCAGGGTCGTCTTTATGGGGTTCTTTTTTATCTTCGTCTTTATCTTTTTTGTCTTCAGCTTTAGACGCTTCTTCTTCGTTGACGCCTTCAGCTTTTTCAGCTTTTTCGTCTTCTTCTTTTTCTTCGTCTTCGTCTTTTTTGTCTTCAGCTTTAGCAGCATCCAACTTGCCGTCAGAAGGTTTACCAGCGATGCCTTCGCCTGGTCCTTTAATTTCAATCTCAGCAGCTGAGAATCGAGACTTCTTAAGCTCTTCAAGCTCGAAAAGGGTCTCGTCAATCAGGTCTGTAAGAGATTTACGTAGTTCCTCTTTCATATTAACTCCTCGTCAATTAACCTAATTATTGTCCCATTCCGATAAGATCTGCATGTCCACGGATTTCGCCGAGGTCTTCATCGCCTGATCCGCGAATTTGAATGTTGTTTGCGAAGCCAGCACAAAGTGCTAGAACTTTCATCGCAGTGAGAGAATCCATTGTCAAAGCCATAGTAGCTCCAGCAGAACCCTTGATTTTAATTTTTCCAGGGTTTGCAATTCCAATTCCAAGGAATGGAGAAGCTTGAGGACTTACGCCGCCCATTGGAGCGTCGATCGAAGCATCAACATAACTTACCTTGAGATCGTTTGCACCGTTCTCAATATTGATTTCGCTTTGTGATTGTGAGTTTACTACTAAACCAAGTTGTGCTGCGTCACGAGCAATCTTAGCTAGAATTTGTTTTCCGTTTGCCATTTGTCTTTCTCCTTAAAACTTAGAGTTTACTTATTAACTCGATATTTACTAATATACCATATGTGTTCCCTTAAACACGCACAGCATACCTATATACTACCCTGATTTGCTATGTAATATCTTATGTAGCTTATCAAGGCTCCAATTTTTACCACAGTCTCTGCACTTTACTTGAAACTTTGCGTAAATCTGTTCCTTACCACAATTATCACACGTGGTATACTTAAATCCTTTATGTTTACCGCCATCTAATGCTTCAGACTGTAATACTCCGCCACCCACATTACCAGTAGGTACCCCAGCCCCGCCATAACCAGCGGTGAGCGCTTTTTTTATAGGTTGAGTTGTCTTTTGTTCTTTTAAAGCCTTAAATACACTCTTAACATAATCTGCATTTTTAAGTGATTTTGGATCTTGCTTGTACTTATCCCAGGTCCCTTTAAGCCCATGATTCCACGAGTGAATTAACATATCCATGTTCTTAGTTTTAGTCTTATTTCTACTTAAAAGTGCCTCAGCAAAATCTGCGGCAGTTTGAGGAGAAGAATTAAAGGCTTCAGTGAATTGGCCGTGATTAGCCTTAATGTCTTTAGCTGCCTCTGCTAGCTTAGGATACTTCTTGGCGAGTTCAGGGTGCTTTCTTAATATATACTCTGCAGCATGAGGCATCATCCCAAACATACCACCAGCTACATGCCCTTGATGCATACCTTTGGACTTAATAGGTTCGTGGTCATAATTAATGCCACCACTTGACTCTACAGCTCCAATAGCTCCCAAAATTGGATTCTTTTTGGCTACCTTTTTATAAAATTCTTGATGCTCTTTTGGCATTTTGGAAAGATTTGACTTCTGCGCTGGTTGTGTAATTGATGTTGGAGCGGTTGGAGCCATATCACTGTCTGTGCTAATACTAGTAGGTGATAATGCAGACGCGCCCATCATTGCTGCAGCGATCGCAGTTTCTTTTAAACCTTTTTCCATATCATCTTGCTTCACCGCTTCCACTATCTCATATATCCTTGCAACATTGGTTTGTATTTTAGTCTCGAGAGCGTATTGAAGAATCTCTTGCTTAGTGGGCACATCAATGGTGTTATCGCCCTTCATTAGTTCAACAATTTTTTCCATATTACTTCTTACTTTAGAAGCAGACGCGTCTCTAGCTATATGACGAAAAGAAGGCACATTAGTTTCTGCAAGGTGTATAACAGATTTGATGAGTTCCATATCTGCAGCTTCATCATATTGTGATTTGTTTAAATTAAGAGGTTCCACTAATGTTGCTGTATTAGCGGGAGAAAATGTAAGTGCAACGGAATGAATCTTTGTTCTTGCTAGAAGCGTTGGGTCAGAGAGACCGCGTGATATAACACCACCTTCAACAGAAGCCTTAAGCTTAAGTGGCACGTCAGATTTATGAATATTTCTTAGAATAGCGGCAGCAGCTTTAGCATTTGGATGATCTTCGTCATCGTAGAGCGTACCCCTAACATAAATATAGGGCGCTTTGATTTTATCCCAGTAATATTTTTGGCGATCATTGTCACAATCTTCTGCCTTAAAAATCTTCTTAGCAGAAGTGATCCTGCCAACAGAGTTGAAGAATCCCTTACCATGATTATCATTTAGTTTTCCACGACCAGCTTCTAATTCAGATATATCAGCGCCTTCAACAGAAAGCATCTCGCCCTGTGTATCACGAAGGGCCGAACCGGCACACATATCTACTTCAAGTGGTTTTTTAGCCATACCACTTAATTATACCAGGATAGTGACTATAATTGGGTGGCTGTACTACCTATATATCTTATAATCGTCGTCTGAAGGATGTTCTGAGACTGCAGCTTCGCCATTTAGATCTTCTTTTAATGACTTAAACTCTTCTGTTTCGCGTATCTTATTGAGAGCGACTTTTTCTGTCTTCTTAACAGTATCTATAGATATACAATTCAAAGAGGCGATCTCTACATCAGATGGAGGCTTATCAGCGGCATATTCTTTAATATATTTAAAAAAGCAATAATTTGCTAGTTGATGATTTACTGCCCACGGACAGCCAGGCAGTGTGGATTCTTCTTCTTCCGTTAATTCTTTACCAGCAGTCCTAATAGCTTTTAATCTCATGACGGCAAGTGGACACCAAGTCTCTGGAGCATATTCTAAGGCCCTAGGGCACCTTTTATCTAACTTGTCGTCTTCTTGATCATTCATTTTTATACTTGTATTTCAGCGGGTGCGAGTGCAGGGGCTTCTGCGATAGGCGGCTGGCGAATACCAAGAAGTTCAACCGTATGTTCGGCGCCGTTTAGTTGAACAATTACTTTTGCGCCAACTTCGCGATCCATTAAACCTTTAATTAGATCGGGGACTCCACACTCTGCTAGTTTGATTTTAGATCTAAAAATACCTTTATCAAGATTTTCAGTAGTTGAAGTCAAGATAACAGTGCTGTCTTGATTAACTGCTGTCCCAACAGTGAAATTTTGCTCTGCATCTTCTTTATCAGAGGCCTCTTGAAAATCCTTTAGACGAAGCTCATCAGATACTGCACCTAAAGCAGAAACATCTAAACCAGAGACCTTCTGGATAGCTAGGAGCTTATATTGGAGCTCGTTGATAAGTCCAAGTGCTCGACCTAAATCTTGTGACATGTTTTGCATATTCTGCATCATCTGTTGAGTCATCATTTGAGATACCCTTGCAGCCATAGCCATATTTTTAAGTTCAGCTTCGATATTGCGAAGGCGCTCTTTACGAGAATCTTGGGGTTGTTGTCTAAATCCACTCATATTAATTTGCTCCCTTTTCTTTTAATTTTCCACAGAAAAATTTTAACAGGTCTACCTCTTCTTGGGAAAAGGTTTGTACCTGTGTAGTATTGTTCCCAAATATTTTACCTAATTCAATATTAAGGTAACCTCTAACGCTTCTTTCAAGTTCATCATACATAGGCCCTTTCCCTTTTATGATGCGCTTCTCAAGAACTTCATTTATTGCATTAGCTTTATCTAGCTTAATCTGCTGCGGTGTCCTGTTATCAGCTTCTCTAGCAGCAGGTGCAGCTTGTTCAACGCCTGTTGTTGGTACCACACTATTTGTGGCGGACGATTGGGGCGCCACTTGAGCTGTGAGAGCTTTAGCTTCTGGAAAATCATTGAGAGTTTTTCTTTGGAAACCATATTTATCCGCCATAGCTGAATATAGAGTTCTAGCTTTAATAAACTGTACTTTTGTAAGTGGCTCTTTATTATCTACACATCGTTTCCAGTGTGCTTCAGAATTTGGGTCATGCATAAGTATGCGCTCGACGCCTATAGAGTCTTCTAATTCGCTAATAATTTCAAAATCATCGTCGTTAAGTAGAGGTTCGCGGCCGTATACTAATGGCCAAATTTTTTCGCCCCATGCACTGCGATCCAAAACAACGTCTTTTCCTGCTAAAGAACTTAAAAGATCAACCATTTCCCCCATGTATTCATCCTTGCTGATACCTTTAGCGGGAGCCGACATATGAATTACTTCATATCCATTGTCTTTATAGAATTGAGCGACAGAACTTTTCCCAGTTCTGTCTAATCCTTCAAGGATCTTTAATGCCATAAAATTTCACCTTTGTTCATCAAGAATGATTATACAAACAATGATTGGAATTTAGTGGCTATGTCGAGTACTTGTTTTTCTGTAACTATATCAAGTCTATATAGAATTTTCAACATAAGCATAACAGATTGACGGTGTTCGTGTGTAATAACGTGACCATTATCTGATCTAACGTATAAACCACTACTATTCATCTAGCTTATTGATGGGGTTAGCTATGACTTGGCCGCCGATATTAGAAGCCTTAGTGGCACCAAATTGCTTAGCGGTATCATGAAGAGAATTTCCGTGTTGTACAGCATCGTGGGCAGCTTTAGCTTTAATTTGTTCTGTTTCTAAATTATGTTTTTCTGAATCTCGATCATGCTTTGCTTCAGCGTGCTTATGCTTTTGTTCTTCTGCTGCAGCCTTAGCTTGCTGCTCTTGAGCTGCTGCAGCTTGCTGCTCAGCCATCTGCTGCTTCTGTTCCTTCATACTATCCATGGTTGTCAAAAGTTGCTGCCATGCTAAGAAAGCTTGATCACCAGGAATATATTGTAATTCTCTTCGCTCTGATGCACCTTTATCGCCAAAGAATTTTTCACGAATTTCCCCACGGGTCATATTTTTCTCAACCAGTGCCCAAAATGCTTGATTTAGTGGAAGATCGCCTACAGGTTCATCCATCTTATCTTTTTGCGATTGAGCAAGAAGATCGTTCATCGATTTCCAGACGGTCATTTCTGCCTGCATCTGAGCGATCTCAGTTTGAGGAGTCTCGTCGGTGGTACCCGTAAAAGTAAATTTATATTTTTCAGCTAAAGACTTATCTAATGCTGGCAACAGCTCACTGTTCATGATGTCTTCAACAAACATCAAGATAGGGACAAGGCCACGTTCACGAGAATATGCTATCTTATATTCATTATTAGCTTGCTGCGCTGGGGCACGACCATTAGCGCTAATTAAGTAATCAAGACCAAGTTCTGTTGGATCAATCTGAAACTGTGCACAAAGGATGCGCATTAGGTGATTATTGAAGTTGATGTACTCCATCTCGCGAGCAGATGCAGACATTGGCACCCATTGGACTTCATCTAGACCAGATACAATCGGCGTTCTCCAAGCATTCTGCGTTCCGGAGATGCTGTTATAGAATGTTCTACGAAAGTTAGCAAGTGATTGCTGAGTTACTGTACCTTTAAGATGTAACACGCCTCTAGCAGCATAACCATGAGTAAAGAAGTTAGCGTTGTAGTTTTCAACATTAAGGTGATTAGTAATATTGATGATTGCTAATTCAAGCGGAGAGTAGCAATAACCTTGGGTATCTACAAAATTCTGTGGATTAAAAAGTTTAAAGACCATGTCTTCATCGCCGAACGTAGCGAGAGGCCTATTGTCATAGGAAACTTGGACGTATTTTAAATAATCATTTTTAACTTCATTAACAACTTGATCAGCTTTAGGATCGTTATTGCTTTTTGGTTTACTCATCTGATACGTTTTAACAGCATCAGAGTCTACTTGCTCTTTAGAAAGATTCTTATTAATTAAATATACTGACTCTGCAGGAAGAAGACGAAACCTATGAAGACCGCCAGCTCTAGTTTTAACTTTTTCAATAGCTACATGACCAAATGTCAAAGCATCTCGGCCGATGAGCTTTAAGAACTCACCAAACAACATCCTGTCATCTGCGGGTGTCTTTTCTTTTCGACCGCAATGATAGATGAAGTCTTCGATAGCAGCAATCTCTTCACGCTCTTCTTTTGTATAGTGAGAGGTGTTATCTTTCTTGTGAATCTTAAATCCCATCTCATGTCGACGATGTTCGGGTCGGGAAAATCTCAACAAGGTATCAACACGACATTGAATTATAGCAGAAACAAGCCAGTCACGAACAGAAACTTCTTTTAACGTCTTATTAGATATGCGGGAAAGCTTATGTTTAAAATTGACCTGAGTACCCATAAGGTCAAAATAAGGGTCATCTACAATAGCTTTGCGACCAATTTGCTGATTTGCGTCGTGGCCGTCTTCGGGGGCATCAGGTAAGCGATCGCCGCTTGCAGGGGTTTCAGTTGTAGGTGAAGCAACGCCATCTGCTTTAAGCAGATCGTTTATTTCGCCTTGAACTCTCTTTTTAAGCCAATCATCCCAGAATGCCATTGTTTAATTATACCTTTCAGTGACCTAAAAACTCCAGATAAAACCGCCGGCGCCGCCTTCAGAGTCATCATCGTCAGGGTCTTCTAGCTCAGAAGCCTTACCTATTTTGCCCAACTTAGAGACATCTGGCTCTACGCCACTCATTTTTATGCCCTGAGTTAAGACATACTCAGCCGGGGTAGGCATCCTATTAAAGTTACCCTTACCATCAGTCAAACCATCAGTTTGATCAAATTCCAGACCTCCGCCCAATATCATATTAGTTTTACCAAGAAGCAGTGTCAATGGG